GAAGGTTCTCAAGGCGAAGGGAGCCAGCACAACGCTCCGCTCGCGTCACATCCCTGCCGCAAATGGATATGCCCACGCCCTCGACGTAGCGGCCACCGTGCACGGGCAAGTTCGCTGGGACTGGCCCTTATACGATAAGATCGCAAATGCCATGAAAGCCGCTGCAAAGGCCGAGAAAGTGCCGCTTGAGTGGGGCGGAGATTGGAAGTTTAAGGACGGGCCGCATTTTCAACTGCCATGGGCTACACACCCAGGCACCAACAAAGGAGCTAAGAAGTGAACATGACAGCACATAAAGCAGTCGCCGCATTCATCACCAGCCTCATCGCCCTTGTCGGCATCTTCGGCATCTCGACCGGCTGGGCAAGCCCTACGCTGATTGATGCCGTATCAGCCGTGCTCGGCGCGGTGCTCACGGCGGTAGTCACCTATATGGTGCCTAATACTCCCAAGGCATGACTTGGCTTGAGATTGCCGCCATCGCCGTCCTGTTGATCGGGATCGGCGCTGGCGGCTACCTCGTTGCCCAACGGCCGACGTTCTGGGCGGGTCTTGTTGTGGTCGTGTTTAGGGCTGCTCTGCCTCATCTGGCCAAACGCATGACAGCGGAAGAAGAGCAAGCATTTCGGGATTGTGTTCGCCGTGGAGGTGAGTGGGACCCGATGAGGAAGCGTTGCAAGTGAAGTCAATTATCAGTCCGACCCACTCCTCGTAAGAGTTCGGACCTATAGTCTTGACGTGTTGGATAGCCGCTGCAATCAGTTCCGCGCGGGTCATGTGCGTTCCTCAAGTGCGGCGCGGGCTACCATGATGGCGTTCCAGCAGCACCACGCATCGTACTGATGGCCGGGGCCGTAGAACTCCAACGCCCCGGCAGGGTGCGTCCCAGCCTGCGGGTGCGTTGCGCCAATTATGGTGGCAAGATGGTTGCCGCCAATCATCACCTTCTGCAGCGCGGCCTCAAGCTGCTCGATGCGGGCGGCGGCCTTCCATCTGTAGTCATCGTTATTTAGGGACCCCTGACGCAGTTCCTGCACAAGGTCACTCATCGCTGGCCTCCGTAGGCAGGGGGAGGATGAGGGCGGCCATCTCGCGGATGCTGGCGCTGTCATTCTCAGCAAGCTGGCTCATCCCCGGCCACGCTTCAATCATGGCAATAAAAACAGCGCGGGCTTCTCTGCGAATGATGTCTTGTGCCTCACTACGGAGGCCATGCCAAAATAGCCGCTGCTCATTGCACAGAGTTCTGGCCCCCGCCTCCAGCGCAGCCGGCGGGATGGTGATCTTACTCATTCCGCCTTGCCGTCAAGAATTACCAAGAGGTCACGGTCGTGGTCATCGAACGCCGACGCGACGGACGAGCACATGCCTTCAATCATCAGCTTGAGGTGGTCAAAGTGTGCATTCATTTTCGCCCGTTCGGCATCAAGCTCCTTGTCGAAGGTGTCGAGCTTGCCAAGAACCTTCTGCTTGAAGTCCTGATTGTTAATGCGAGCCGTTTCAAGGCCCTCTGCGACTGATGATACGCTCATAGTTCGATGCTCCTTCGATTGACAAGAATGCGTGTGATAACTTGAGGATGCGGTTGTGGTTCATGGAACTCAGGCACCCATTCGACAGGCTCACGCCTCGGCGGCTTGCGCTTGCTTGTGATGAAGATCACGGCGGCGCTGCCAGCCAGCAAAAAGCCGAACAAAATTCCGGCTAGAAATGTGCTCATGATGCCCTGCCTCCCACGATCAAGAATGCGATGGCGAGAACGAACACAACGCAACTAATGACGAGGAACGCAAGGATATATGTCATGGCCACATAATCCCGGCCATGAATCCAAGGCCAACAACAATCGGCCCGACAATAAACCATTCGACCAGAGAGAGCTTAGGCTTGGGGGAACCCTCTCTGGTCGTTGTGGTCTCCGCATTTGGTGGATGCACCTCGGAGGCTCTCACAGATTGGCGCGTATCGTCAATCCATTCTTGAGCCATATAATCGTATTGAGCCATATTTCACCTCCTTGTGATCGGATCAATCTATCCATATAATGCAGGAAATTGCAATGCAGAAAGCTGCAATGGTTAATGATTAGTCACCGGGAAGAGTGCTCGCGTTCCCGGCGGCGAGGGGCGGGAGTTGACCTCCTTCGACTTCCGCCCCGTCCATTTTGAGCAGGCTCAACAGCTTCTCGCTTGCATCAAGCGCACCCAATCCGACCACCACATGATGGCCGACGCTTTCGAGATAGTTAATCATTCCATCCTGATCGGCTGACAATCTTCCGCCCTTCTGGCGTTTCATCTCAACCCATATTCCCCAGGCCGGGATGAATAGATCAGGAACCCCTGCGACTACGCCTTCTTTGACCAATAGCTTGGCCGTGGTGATGTTGCGCTTTCCGCCATTAGGAATGGCAAAGATCAGCACGCGCGGCCACTTTGTGCGGAACCACCGCACGAATCCAACTTGCTCGGAGTGCTCAGAAGGTATGCTAGAACGGAGGGAAGGCGTTGAAGGCATTACAACCTGTCTCCTGTATGTCATCAGGCACGATGTCGTGCCAGTGCTTGCAATAGCGGTCATCGTATAGATCGACGCACTCAGAACAACGGCTCGGCAAGCTCGGCTCTTTCGTTGCTGGTGAGCCGCTTGGGGCCTGTGTAGTCGAGTTGTACGATGTCGAAGAACTTGTCGTTTTTGTCATTTGGCTTGACCTTGATCCTGCTTGGCTTGGTCCATGTGTCGCACTCGGACATTGCTTCCTCAGTCGTGTTGGCTTGCGCCCCAAGCGCGGCTTTTCGCTTGATGTAACGCTCGGCAGCATAGCCTCCGTGGTCCGGGCATATCCATTCGGAAATCTTGATGAGGCCGCAATAGTAAGTCACGCGGATGGAATCCGGCTTGCCTTCCTTGCGCCATTTCGAATAGCCGACATCATCAACGGCGACCCATTCGGCTTGTACTTGAGTTGAAATCATCGCACCACTATAGGCCCGATTTCCGTGATTGAGAACAGGTGGCGGGAATGCGTAACCGCATTCAATACAATTTCGCATTGCGGCATGTTGGATCGTCTTGCAATCCGGGCATTCCTTGCAAGGAGCGGTTCCATCCTCAACCTTGCCCTTGATCTTAGGCCGCACCTTGTCGATGAATCCATGCCTGATGACGTTCTCGCCATAGTCGAGCACCAGGCAATCGGTCTTCCCCGGCGCAATGCGTGTGCCGCGCCCAACGATTTGAACGTATAGCCCTGCGCTCTCAGTCGCCCGGACCAAGGCCACGAGATCGACATGCGGGACGTTGAAGCCAGTGGTGAGCACGTTCACATTGATGAGGCACCTGTAATCGCCCCGCCTGAACCGCTCGATTTTCTCGGTTCGCTCCGTCATGCCATCTCCACCCGTCACGACATGGGCTTCGACACCAAGGGCTTCGAACTCATCCCGCAACATATTGGCGTGAATGACACCGCAAGCAAAAATCAGCCACGCCCTCCGGTCGGCTCCATACTCCACGATTTCGGCCACCGTCTCACGCACCAACTCGGGATCGGATGCGGCCTTGGCAAGCTCGCTCTCGATAAACTCTCCGCCGCGATGGCCGACATTCGTCAAATCAATCTTGCGTGCTCCTGCCTTACTCACAACAGGCGCGAGGAAACCTTGCTCCATGAGATCGGCAATCGGAATATCGTAGGCGATGCCATCGAATATCGCCCCCTCGCCCTTGTGCAGCCATCCGCTGTCAAGCCGATAAGGCGTTGCCGTAAGCCCGACGATCTTAACGCCAGGATTCGCCAGCTTCAGATCGGAGAGGAACTTATTGTAGCGCGTATTATCAGAGCGCGGGATCAAATGGCATTCGTCCACTATCACAAGATCAGGCGGCGGCATCATATCGAATGCCCGCTTGTGGATGGATTGAATGCCCGCAAAGGTGATGGCGCAGCGTAGCACTTTCTTCTTGAGGCTCGCACTGTAGAACCCAATGTCGGCCTCTGGATAAAG